AAGTCTTTGCTTAATTCTTTGTAGCGAACGCCTTGCTCTGTTCCTAAGAATGTAGAAAGATGCCTTCCAGCAGCCCCCATAAAACCAGCTCCCTCACCCCATTCAGTTTTTTCAAGTTCTTTAGCTTTTTTAATAACTTCATCAACATTTCGTTTTTGAGAAGGAATTTCACTTTGACGAGCAACTAATCCTGAACGCACAACGCTACCAACTTTACGATCTTCTTCTTCGCTTGGGTATTGAGCCCTTGGCTGACCAGCTTGAATTGGAGGATAAAGCAATGGAACTGGTTTACTAAATTCAGAAGGTGCTGGTTGGCCCATTTGTTGTGATGTAACGCCAGTTGGCTGTGCAGGAACAGCACCAGGAGCAGCTTGAAAATAAGATCCAGGTTGCATATTTGCTTGAGCCTGTTGATCTAATCCAGCTACCATACGAGTTTTAAGGAATTGTCTTAAACCTTGACCATTAGTTTGATTTACTGCTTCAAGATAAGGGGCATTTAATTCTGCTGCTTTTGTAGGATCAAGACCCATTTCAATAGCTGCTTTAGACTGTCTTTCAACCAATTTAGCAATTTTATCTTTATTTGCTTCTGCAAATTTAGGATCTTGTTCAGCTTGAACAATTAAAGGATCGTTAATTAAAGAAATTTGGTTTTGACGCATTTTATCGGCAAAATCAGCAGCTAAACCAGATTTTGCTTTAGTTGCTTGTGTTTCTGCTACTTCTGCTTGAGCTTTTCCAGCACGAATACCTGGCTCTAACAAAGCCTGTTCTTTTTGTAATGCTACATTTTGACGAGAAAGCCCAATAATATCGCTAAGAGTCATCCCTTTAGGGGCTTCTTGGTTTCCATATATTGTAGGACTAGCTACTTGACTAATTGCTGGCATATTTATTCCTTAATTAAGCTGGTACAAACCCACCAATACCTGATCCTGAACCACCCATATTAGTATAATTTCCACCACCGCCAATAGTAGGTGCGTTCCAATTTTGTGAGCCTAATGAGGCAACAGCATTTCCTCCGCCTCCTCCTTGATTCATAAGGGAAAAAGCACCCATGCTTCCTGCTGTATTTGCCACATTACCCCAAATATTACCTTGAGCAATTTGAGAAGCAGCCGAAGCATTACCTTGACCAGAAGTCAAACTAGCAATATTGGTTCCTGTGCCAAGTTGAGCATTTGCAGATCCTGTAGCACCTGATAATCCTAATGTTGAATTAGCCAAATCAATATTTGCAATATTTCCTCTTTGGGTTTGAAAGTTATTAAATGCGTTTTGATAAGCATTAGAAGCATAATCTTCAGCAAACTTGGTTCTAGCCATATTTACATTAGAACCACCACCGCCTACGTTTACGTTTTGGCTAGTTGCTCCCAAACCTTCATTTTTCATAAATTCATAGTTTGGTGCTAAATTAGATTTTAAATCTTGAGCAGTAAATTGTTGATTAAAGTAAGGATTATTTGCAGTTAAACTGGATAAAGGAGTAGCTCCATAATTTGTATAAGGAGCAAATTGCTGAGAAGCTGTTTGACCAGTAGCTAAAAGCTGATTTTGAGCATTTGTTGTTGCATTTGCTTGTGTATTAGCTGCGTTTTGAGTGGCATTACTTTGAAGAAGCCCTCCAACGACTGTGCTACCAACTATTGCTACGGCTACCCAACTCATAATGTACCTTTCAAAGCCATTATTTGGCTTTCAATTAATTTATTACTAGAATCAAATAAAGCTGTAATGTCTGGTTCAATTAACTCCGCCTCAATTTCATCTAAATTTGTTTTATCAGTCTTATGAACTGTAATCCCAATAGCATCAGAAATAGCATAAGTTACTCTTTTTGTTCCAGGTTGTGACTCAATAATGTCACCAGCTTTTAAAGTTCTCATACCGCTTTCTGTCCATGCTATTATTTCACCTTTTGCACATAAAAAAAAGTGTGATTTTTTATGGACTTTTCCAACAATTAGCGTTCCTGCTGGTCTAGTCAATTTACGGCAATACATACCTTCAGAAAAGTAATGTTCAGTTTGCAATTCAGCTTGTGGCATTTTCACCATTTCAGCCTGAAGCTTTTCAATTTGCTCTTTTGAAGGAATAATTTTTTCTAAAATATCGTTCATTATGTTGCAGCCGTTTGCGCTGTTAATATGCCGTTGGTAAATGTCATACTGCCATTAGTGCCTATAGTAGTCAATTTAGCTGTTGTAATAGTAATTGAAAGACCGCTTCCCAGTCCTAAGTTAGTCCTAGCTCCTGAAGCTGTTGTAGCTCCAGTACCGCCTTGCAATATAGATAAAGCTGTAGTTAGTCCTGAAAGGCTTGTAATATCGCTATTTGCGCCACTAGCAGCAGCTCCTAAGTTAGTTCTCGCACCAGTAGCAGTAGTAGCTCCAGTACCGCCATTGGCTATATTTAGCGTTCCAGCAAGGGTTATAGCCCCTATTGCAGAAGCAGCAGGAGTTAATCCTGTAGTTCCTCCACTAAACGATAAAACACCAGTATTGGCAATAGTTACTGCGCCAGTAGCACTAGAAGCAGATATTCCTGTTCCAGCAACAATAGAAGTAACTCCTGTATTGTTAAATTGAAGCGTTCCTGCCCCTGCAACAATACCTATGCCAGTTCCAGCCGTAGGAGAATTTACAGTATATCCAGTACCATTGCCAATCAATAATTGACCATTTGAAGGTATTGCTGTAGTTCCAGTACCTCCAGAAGAAACCCCTAAAGCATTTGAAAGATTTAATGCTATAAGATCAGGATATTGAAGCCATTGGAGCCATTCCCTTGCTGGTCTTTGAGTTAAAGAATCAAGAAAAGGACTTTGTGGATACCGAATATTGGTATTAATAGGTTGTGGGGTAGCCATTAGTTTTCCCCACCTTCAGCCTTCAAATTAGCAGAAACAATAACGGCTTTGATTGGATCGGAAACTACGACTTCAAAGATTCTATCCCTTGACCATCCTAATCTGCGCCAAATAGCACGATTATTGTATTTTCCGACTTTACCAATAGTTATCCAATGCTCATTAGACCATGTAGAACCGCCATCAGATGACCAACGTAACATAGCTTGAGGATCATAGCCTTGACCAGTTTGCAAGCCTACACCAGGTTGAAATTGGATCTGCATTTCTGCAAAATATTGCCTTTGAAGGTCAGAAACTAAATGGGGGCAACGTCTAAGCCTTCTAATTAATTTTCCATCTTCTGTATAGACTTCATTGTTTAGTTGGTAAATCTTGCCGTTTTCGTAATCTCCAACAAGATAATAGTTTCCAAAAAAAGCACCACAATTTGAACGATGACGATGATAACCAGTTTGATTATCCCAAGAAAGCCATTTATGCCAAACTTTAGTGGTTAAGTCATAAACCCAAGTAATATCAATAGAAGGGAATGTAACTACATACATTTCATGGCCTTCTAAGCGATAGGTATAGGCTACGGCATCGCTAATCTTTTGATTCATCAAAGACTGCTCTACAGCATGATTTGATAGCCTTACAAAGGTATAGCCTTGAATTGCTCCAATAATGCCTTGACCACGAGCATCTTGAGAAACAAACATAATTTGTTCTTCAAATTGCCATACGCTATTAAAAGCAGCGCATCCATGCTGAAGCATAGTGCCTGAAATACGAGCAAATGGAAAAGTAGTTAATCCTGAGATTTGACTTCCTACATCCACCCAAACTTCAGTTGTTTGATCACCCATTAAATAGACTTGTCTATGATCTGCAATAACGCAAATAATAGGATCAGGTTCACCATCTTTTGTGCCGTAATAAGCAGCAGTTGAATAAGGAGAAGAAATATCGGTACAAGCCCAATTATTAGTGCCAACTTCGTTGTAAATGTTGTAATTGTCGATTACGTCACAACAAGAAGCACCACGCCAAGGGCCATCTGTATAAGGAATTTCAGTAAAAGTATTTGTAGCAGGAACGTAATAATAGCGTTCTAAGCCATCTACAATAAATGCAAAAATGCCATCTGTAGGGCTTCTATTGTAAGAAATTTGGCATGGGCCAGTAGTTGTATCAATAGTGCCAATTAATGTTGCGTTGTAAGCCTCATCTATTTTATAAACTTGATCAGCACAAATTACAATCATAATAAATGGAATGGTTCCATGCAAAGGGAACATTGCTCTTACTTCTCCAGGTGGAAGTTGGGCTACTTCAACAAGTCCTGGAGTTGGATATAAAGCTATTGCGCCTCTAGAACCTTGACCTTTATTAGGATCAATCTCCAAGTAAAAGTTGATACATTCCTGATCATCTTGATAGATGGAAGGAGCTTCATAAGAAGGGCCAACAAAGCCAAAATCCATAAATTACTCGCTTTCCTTGTATGAATCACCACGCAACAAGGTTTTCATGCTTGCACGACTTAAATTAAATTTTTCCATTAATTGTGGAATAGTCATACCAGTTTTCCTAAGCAAACGAGCTTCTCTAGCTTGTTCCATTGTAAGTTTGCAACGAGGGCCTTTGCCACCACTAAAGTCTGGGCTACGACCTTTTTCAGCTTTATCTGCCATATTATCAGCATGATTGCCAACCCATAAATGCTTTGGATTGCAACAAGAAGGATTATCGCAAGTATGTAAAAGAAAGCCTGTTTCATTTTGTGAAGTTGGAGCATTAAGACTAATTGTGTTTGGATAAACAAGCGAATAGATGACTCTATGGGCATAGTAGCCTTTGTCATTAATCCAAGTCCTTCCATATCCATCATGATTCCTAAAGCCTTTCCATTCCCAACATTCATCTTCACCACGCTTATCAACTTTGCTCCAAAGAACTTCAGGAGTGTTTGCTGGTCTGCCTGGCTCTCCTACTTCTCTACCAATTTTTCTTGCATAAGCTTCGTTGTCTTTAAATCTTTTTATTGCTTTGTTTACTTCTAATTTTTCTGCTTTTAATTCTGCTAGTGTTTTCATGATAAGACTCCTTTGTAAGAATCTTTATTATATCACACTAGCGGACAAACCCTCTACCTGAAGAAACCCCCACTCAGTATCCAACCTGCGTCCTTCGCCCTACCTACCAACATAGAATCAGGATAACCTGCAGCAGCTATTGGCATCATGTTATTGCGTTTAATAGTTGATTTAGCTTGTGCAGCGTAAGCTGAAATCATGCTGATTTGCGTTTGTGAAGCCTTGCCATACATAGGCATTAGTCGTTCAGCTAAGTTCCATCTAAGAGCCATTGAATAGCCTTGTGGCAGCACTATGTTGTCATTAAGACTTGTATAGTTGCTAAAGATAGTAGATGAGAACATATGCATCTCACCTTGACTAGGATTTGGCCATACAAATAGGTTACCTGAAATAGCATTAGGGTTGTAATAAAGAGCTTTAGGCCAAGGGCCATTCAAAGTCTTTAATCCAATTTGGTTGTAGTTTTCTAATGCTAAAACCGCTACTTGATAATCTAAACCACCATTAGGAACAGCTTGACCATTAGACTGAGTGTTTACCCTTACATACGCTTGGTCAATAAATAATGGCTTTTGGTAGTAAGCAGTTAGGGTTTCAGAACTAATAGCGTTGGTGTAGTTAATATTTAGCTGGTAAGTTCCAGTTTCATTAACCTGACCGCCAGCACCAGTTAAAAACTGCACAATTTGAGTGCCAGCTATGATGCCTGTACCACTTAAAGTTTGCCCTTGAGCAATAGCACCGCTAGTTAAGCTAGTAACAGTTAGAATATTGCCTGAAATAGAGCCTGTAAAGACTGCACCGATAAAGTTTGCAGTAGAAGGGTTAGGGCCAATCGTATATTGAACTTGTCCTGGAATCAAAGGAAAAATGATTTCAGTAGTGTTATATACCATCATGTCCTCGTTAGACCATTGGTCTATGAGGTCATTAAGCATATCAAAGGCATCGGCAGCAGCATCAGGTGTCGGAGTCTCACCTGCTTCTAATGCGCCAATATCTTTTAGTGCTCTTGAAATAATGTCAATTGGCTGTGTCATTTTATTGTCCTGGTGTAAATACTTGAGGTTGCCAAGGAGGAGTTACTGTATCTTCTAATGCTTCTAATTGTTCTTGTAATCTAGCGGTAATATGGCATTGACCATCTTTTACTGCCTCGCTTTCTATCCAACTAGATACCATTTCTTCGGTAACTTGGTCAAAAGGCACTTTTTCAGTTGGGCAATCAAAATACCAATTACCTTCAGTTTCTACTGATTTATCGTCTTGTGTAGCTGTAACATGATAACGAGCATGAGTAATCACTCCATCTTTAGCAGAAACTTCTAGGATTTTCCAAGTAAACATTATGAAACCCAAGGTAATCCAGTTTCTTGTACAGGATTCTTTTGTGCTTCAATCTGTGCAGTCAGACTAGCTTCTACTGTATCTTGACCAAGTGACTCCTGTACCCAGCCAATGACTTCAGATTGAGTCAATTCAGCGTAAGGCTTGTAAGCCTTCTCTTCTTGTGTGTAGCTTACTGTGCCATAGGTAGAAGCGTTGTATACACCATCTGTAGCGGATACAACATAATGCGCTGTGATTACGAAACCGTCAGAAGTCTTGCGGTCTAAATTAACGATATTCCAAGTGTAAGTATTCATTTGTTTTCCAATGCAGTAAGGCGAGTGGTTAGTGATTCTATAAGGGCTTGTTGCTCTTGGACTGCTAAAACTAATGTAGCTACAATTTTTGATGGGTCTACAGCTTGTGATTTAATTTGTCCAGTATCAGAAACATCATCTTTTTTGCCAACTACAGCAGAAGGAATAACCTCTTGTAACTCATGGGCAATAAAACCTTCACCATAAGAGTCATCTTCTTTCCATTTATAGGTTACTGGTTTTAGTTTTGTAATCTTGTCTAAGCCACCCTGCATTGGAACAATGTCTTTTTTAAACCTGTAATCAGAAAGACTTGTAAATAATGTAGCCGCTGTACCTACAGCAATATACCCTACAGCAGTTCCAGCAGCATTTAAATATACTTGAATAGTTGGTACACCACCACCTGTAGCTCCCGGAGCTAATGTAACAAATCCTGCACTTGCAGAATAAAACGAAATATCTCCAGTACCATAAGCAGTACTATACGCAGTCGTAACTCCTTTTAAGAAATTACCACTAGAGTCAACCCTTACTCTTTCTGCTCCTGATGTAGCAAGGGCTACTGTATTTGTTGCAGGTAGTCCTATATAAGAACCAGTATCATTAAAATATACATAAGCAGAGCAAAACACATTACCATTTACATGAAGTTTTTGACTAGGGCTAATGGTACCAATACCTACATTTTGTGATGAATTAATATATAAAGCATTTGTACCATTTGTTGATAATCCAAGTGCATTTGTAGCAGGAAGATATAAACCATTGCCAGCAACAGATGAGCCTGTTGGAATAAATTTTGTTGCAGTATCTGTTCCTGTATTTGTAAATGAAGTTGCAGAAAGAGAAGTAAATGCGCCTGTATTAGCAGTTCCTGAACCTATTGTTCCAGGGTCGGTATAAGCAGAAGAAGCCAACATTGTGTTGGTAACTGTGCCTGTATCGCCTGTGGTGACTAAAGTTCCGTTAATCGCTGGAACGTTTAAAGAAAAGCTAGTCGAAGGATTAGGGCCAACTAAGGCTACTTGGCCGCCTGCTGTTGCTTGAAAGACTAATTGACCCATGATGTGTCCTTATGGTGCTATGTAAATAGTAGAAGCTGTTAAAGCCCCTGTTGATGGATGATATTTTAACTTGGTTGAGCTTGTTTTCATACCAGTATTGCCTGACGAAGCACTTACAAAAGTAACATAGTAATCACTATTTGTAGTTGTATCGTCTGTAATTGCTACATTTGTTGCATTTGTAGCATTAGTTACTGCGGTTGAATTAATAACGGCTACGACTTGTGCAGCAGTTGCAGCTGTAAATGCAGAAGTGCCATTTCCATAAGCTAAACCGCTTAAAGTTGCGACCCCAGTACCGCCAGCAGTAACAGGCAAAGTACCAGTTGTAAGAACAGAAGCAGATGTAGCATAAACTGCACCACCACTTGTAAATGAAGTTAATCCTGTACCGCCAACACCTGTACCTACTGTGCCAGAGCTAATATTTGAGCCATTTAAGCTAGTTAAACTTGCTCCAGAACCGCTAAATAGGGTCGAAGTAAAAGTGCCAGTAGAAGGGTTGTATTGGAGCTTAGTAGAGCTTGTATATTCTGTTGATAGGTTTCCGCTTGTTTGGTTAGCAAACAAAGGATAACGAGTGCCATTTGTAGTGGTGTCATCGGTAACAGTCGCATAAGAGGTTGGGGTAGTCCAAGTCGGTGCGCCTGTGCCACCGGAAGTTAATACTTGACCTGTAGTTCCTGCTGCGGAAAATCCAGTTGCTCCAATTGCTGACTGATAAGGAATAGCGCCTGCAACACCACCAGCTAAATTGGTGGAAGTTGTTGCTGTTGTGGCCGACCCAACCGATAAAGTGCTTTGAGCAACATATTGCGGTGCAGTAGCGCCTGCGGTCAATACATAGTTTGTAGTGCCAAGGCCAAGAAAAGAAGTCGCACCTGCGCCTGTTTGATAAGCTAAAGCGCCAGCTGTTCCGCCTGCGATATTGGTTGCACTAGCAGCTAAAGTGGCAGAGGCTACTGCTCCGCTAACAATAGAACCTAAAATTGAAGTAATCCAAGTAGGATTTGAGTAACTACCATTGGTATATACACCATTAGTAACAGTTGCAGCGTTGCCAGTAATGCCAATACCCCAAGTACCACTAGCGTTTGTTCCTGTTGTAGAAGGTGCGCCAATAGTGTTATAGGAAATAGTTTGGGCTACAGATCCGTTATAAGTAATTGGTGAAACACCACCAGCACCACCGCTATTAAATGTAACACTATTAGTAACACTTCCTGCTGATGTTGCAGTAGCAGCATTTCCACCAATACTTAATGAGGTAGCTGTGCCAGTTAATCCTGTGCCAGGGCCACTAAACTGCGAGGTAGCAGTAATAGTTGTTCCTCTTACAGTAGTAGCCGTTGTTAAGCCTACTGTAGTTCCATCAATAGAACCGCCTGTAATAACAACTGCGTTAGCATTTTGCGTTGACATTGTGCCAAGACCGCTAACTTGCGTATTGGCAATAGCAATAGTGGTATTAGTAACGCTAGTTACTTGACCGCTTGCATTAGTTGTAAATACAGGAACTGCGCTTGCAGATCCATAAGTGCTTGCTGTACCTACTGGAGTAATACTAAAAGTATTAGAAGTAAGGGTTAACCCTGTGCCAGCGTAATAAGTAGAAACACCTGAGAATTGAACCCAAGTAATTGGAGTAACTCCAATAGTTCCTGTATCAGCAGAAGTAGATACCCATGCAGTATTGGCTTGAGAGCCGTTTAAAACGACTGTATAAGCCCCTGGCACTTCTGCCCATACATCCATGTCAGTTGCTCTAGTCCATGCGCTTGCAGAGGCTACATAGATGCCATTATCGGCTGTTGCTGTTTGATTCTTAACTAAGACTCGATTACCAGCTAAAACTGAATAACCATCAATCGTCTGTAAACCTGACAAAGTAATATTGGTTAAAGTTCCTGCTTTACAAGCAGCTTTAGGATTTAATCCTTGGGCTACTGTATCAACATACAGCTTATTTACAATATCTGTAGCAGCAGAAGGAGAAGTTGAAATCTGTCCTGTAGCTGTAGAAATATTAGTAAAAACCCCAGTAGAAGGCACTAAAGCACCGATTGTGGTGCTGTTAATAGTGCTACTGGTAATGGTTAACCCTGATTGAACAGGATTAACTGTTGCATAAAAGGGTTGGCCCTGACCTATAAATGTTTGAAAATTGCCATAAACATCAAAATAAGCCTGAACTGGCAGTAGGTTTTGATCTACTGTTGAAGAAGGGCCAGCCATATATTGCCTTTAATAAGCAAAACAATTTATTAAAATTACATCCCCAGCAGACATATTTTGAGCTAAACCACTTGTAATGGAATAGCTTGTAAATGTTACTGATGTTGCTGAACTTGCTGTTAGTTGTAAAAATAGAGCAGTACCGCTTGTTACATCAGCAGCAAAACCCATCCAACCAGTTACAGCAGTTGGTAAGGTAATTGATCCTGAAGCTGCGCCACCAGTACCAACTACAACTTTAAAAGCCATTGTATTTGATGCGCTAATAGTAGGACTTGTACCAAATCCACTACCAATAGTAGGCAAAGAAACAGAAGTTGCTATTGTATTTCCACCCATCTGAAATACAGCAGGATTAATAGTATCCCCTGTTAATGGAGGACTAAAGAAAGCTCCACCAGGGCCAACTAAACCTAAACAAACACCAGAAGAATTAAATTGTGCTTGAACAGGAACTGTTTGAACTGTAACTGTAGAAGCTACTTGATTTGAACTCATTATGCAATCCCTTCACCAGGTGTAATTTCTGCACTAGAAGCTGCGCTAGATAAAAACCAAGCATTAGGAGGAATACCGCTAAATACTTGCACACCATTGGCAGGAATATAAAACGTATTGTAAGAAGGAACAGTCAAAGCAGGAGCTGTAACAACAGGAGTTGAGGTCGCATCGTTAGGCTCTTGTGGTTGCCAAGATACTCGAATAGCACTAGCAGTAATGTTTACAATTCGATAACCTGAAGGGTATACATTGTTGCTAGATTTAACCTGAACAGGAGCCAAACTGCCAACTAAGTATGTTGGTCCAAAAGGTGCAAAAGCTGAATTGTAAGCCATGTTTTAACTCCTTAAACTGCGCTAGAAGGCAAAGGCAAATTTTCTGGCTTGATAACTTTTAGGTAATAAACACCAGCAACAGTAACAGCAGATGCGCCAGTAGCATTTACAAAGTCCAAAGCAATAGTATTTGCAGCAGTTACTCGAGCATTTACACAAGCAACACCTTTAGTTTGTGCAAAACCAGTAGAAACAAGCACTACATTTCCTACTTGAACATCAGGAACAGTAATAGTTACTTCATCAGAAGAATCAGCAATAGTTGTTACTGGAAGGGTATATTGAATAACTGTGGAAGAAAGGACATTTCCACGAGCAATAGTAGTAGATGACATATTTTTTCCTTTAAATAAGGTAAATCAATTATAGGTTATTTAAGAAAAAAGGCCATACTTTTTGGGCATGGCCTTTATCTTTTTACTTTAACTAGCCTTAGTAAGGGCCAGAGCTTAAATCATAGCCATAAACATATACATCAACAGTACCTACCGCTGTTGCAGAAGATACATTGAAATACAAAGTTTGAGCTGTTTCAGCAGTATTAGGTGTAGATGCTGTTGAAACTGTTACATAAGAAGGAGTGGTTTGGCTGGTTAAAGCAGCTTGAGTCAAAATAGCTGTGCCATTTTGTGCTTTAGCTGTGTAAACACCAAAGTGAACAGAAGATACATCAACAGTTGCGCCTGAGTTGTTCGCATTAGCGATAACTACAGTAGCTGGCACATAAAGTGCGCTGTTGTTTACTTGAACAGCAGTATCACCCAAAGCTGCTACTGAAAGACCTTTTTGAACTGCGATAACTCGCAGAGCTTGTTGGCTATTCAGATTCGATGGGTGGGTAGTGCTGGTAATTGCTGGGCCTGGATTAGACATGATTTTTTCCTTTAAATATTTATAAAAGCAGGGGTTTTAGCCCCCGCTATTAGCTATTAAGCTGCAACTCGGCAAGCGAGTTCTG